TCAGCACGTTCGGCGGTTGTTTGGTATGAAGCGAGCCATCATCTACGATTGGGATGGTTGCAGCGCAAATCTGTCCAATAAAGCAAGCACGGCTTCGAGCTATTTCAGTTACCCGCCAAGCGCTTTTAAGCTCTACAAGTCCAGCGAGCTACACACCAAACAGAAACAGAAAATCCCTCTATGGGTTGTGGTGCCACTTCTTGCCCTGGCGGGTGGCCTTGCCGTAGCGCCCCAGGCCTATAGCACGATCGTCGGCGTTTCTACGGGTAAGGGCGTCGCTGTTGCGTCCGGTCCTGTCACCCCTGGCCTAGTGGGCAATTCGCTTCCGGCGGCTGCTTCCGTTCCTTCGCTTACCGCGTCTGCGCCGCTTGCTCCCCTGGTGGCAGAGCTTCCTCTGAATTTCGGCTGTATCGCGGTGCGCAATCGCTGCGGGTGCTTTGACCCGACCGGCGCAAAAGTGGAAGTATCCCAGGATGTTTGCCTTGCTAACGTTGGAGCTAATGACACACCCAAGGCCGTGATTCTTGATGATAGGCCTTTGGCTGTTCTTGATGCGTCCGAGCTTGATGCCATCGCTTTTAGCTTCAAAGCCTCCGCGCCTTCTACTGATAAACAATTGACCTCGCTCACGCAGATACGGTTCTGATGCCGCTTGCGGCATGTCCCGAAGGGCAAACCTGGTTGCCTGCGGTGTATTCGGGTTTTCCCTGGTGCAAATGATGCCGAGCTATGTTATTAGTTTATACATCGTATGAAGTAGCGTATGCCTGCCTAGTAGGTGCGAGGCACCCAAATGCAATGAGCACCACGCCAATCAGACCCAACGACTTTTTTAAAGCACGCTGAAGTTTTTCCGCTTTGCTTCCCTCGTAGTGGCTAATGGTTGCTCTTGCTAACCATGCCTCGGGTTCAAAGCCTGCGATTTTTGCCATCAGCGCAACGTCTGCCGCTGGGCATTTCTTTCTTCCTGCTCTCCAATCACTGATGGCGCTTCGGCCTACTTCTAGCTCTATGGCTAGTCGATTGTCATTCCCTGCGGCTTTGCTTGCTTGCTCAATTAGTTGAGCGATTAGGTCGGGATTCGACATATGTTCTCCTTTAGAGTACATTCCGCACACGTTCTCTTTTTTAGAACGTACCCTTTTCGGGTAGCCCAACTTTATCAGGAACCAGCCAAATGATCAAAATTCTAGTCACCTCCGCGACTGTCCGCAATATGAAGGGCGTCGGCAAGACTTCCGGTCGTCCTTACGACATGAATTTCCAGACTGCATACGCCTATGTTGTCAATCAGGAAACCGGTGAAGTCTCTGAGATTCCCGACAAATTCGAATTCACGCTGCAAACCGGGCAAGCCCCATATCCGCGTGGCTCGTACACCCTTTCCCCCTCTGCTTGCTATGTGTCCCGTGACGGCCACCTTGAGCTAGTGCCTCGGCTGGTTCCAGTTCCTGCTGCCAAGTAAGGGGGGGAATCCTCATGCTTGACGCAGTCCAAATCAATGAAATACGGCAACTCGTTCGGCTTGAAGCCCTACGTGCCTCCGTATTTTCCGTGGCCTCGGAATCACTGGACAACCACACGCCCAAACTCGTCATTTCTATCGGTCTTGATGGGGACGTGCTCGCGGCCACTCTCGACTTTTTGGGCGCTGATGGTCAGGTAGTTATGGGGGGTACTCTGTGAGTGCCCCTGTGAACATTTACAAGGTGAGCTATCCCCAGGGCGGTTATCGCACATTCAAGTCCTTTGATGTGTGGAATGCCTACCTCTTGGCCCTTGAGGATATGGGTCACCGTTGGGAGTTGATGAACGATCTCACTGCTCGGGTGATGGTGTCGGCATGATTGTTTCAGACTTGCGCAAATGGGAACGTGAAGGCCAGCGGGTTGACGCTGTTTGCCTTGGCGCGAGAAAACCGGCGCAGGGTGACGCCATGGGCAGCGGCGTAGCCGCGCCCTTGGCGGCAACCGCAGCCGGTGGGCTTGTCCCATCTAAAACAAGTCTTAAAAGCCTTGTTTCTTTTGCTCCCTCGGTTGTTGCCGAGCGTCGCGTTAACCGTTTGAAGAAATCGGTGTGGGCTTCTGGACATCTGCATGGCATCGCAACGGCTGGTACAGACCCCACATGCCATTTTGTTACGCTGACCTATGCCAGGGCTAACGCATGGTCTGCAAAGCACGTTAGCGATGCTGTGCAGGCTTTCCGTAACTGGTGTTTGCTGCGCGGGTATGCCTGCCGTTACACATGGGTCGCTGAAATACAGCCTAAGCGCCTTGAACGTACTGGCGAATCTGTTGTGCATTACCACATGCTGGCATGGTTGCCCTTCGGTGTGACCATGCCGCACTGGGACAAACCGACACGCACCCCATCGGGCAAGGTCAAGGCGCCATTCTGGCAGCACGGTATGACCAACAGCGAACCTGCTCGTTCTGGCGTTGGTTACCTGATGAAATACCTGTCCAAGCTGGGCGAACAAAGCAGGTTCCCTAAGGGATTGCGGCTCTATGGCATCGGCGGCTTGAATGTGGCGGCTCGTGCCGTTCGCTCATGGCTGAACCTTCCGGAGTGGGTCAAGCGTTCCCATGGTGTCGGTGACGTGATGCGTCACGTTAAAGGTCTGGTTCTTAAGGCTACAGGCGAGTTTCTTGAACCGATGTATTCCATCAAGCGCATACCTGATGGCCTTCAGATAACGGCGCTGCGCCCTCTGCCTGACAAATTCCATGACGGTGCGTATAGCACGTTTCCAAGGGTCGCATGTTGAATTCGATGGGTTTTCCATCAATCCGCTGCCAGACGGTATCTGGTTTTATAGGAAATTTTCATACATGAAAAAAATCGTTTTGGGTTCTGGCCTGTTGGCCCTGGTTGGTTCTTCTTTCGCTGCTATCGACGTGACTGCCGCAACCGCTGGCGTGGCCGATGCACAAACTGCCGTTCTGGCTGTGCTGGCTGTGATGATCACTATGGCCGCTGCCATCTTCGGTGTGAAGAAGGTTCTGCGCCTCCTGGGCCGCTAAACCCTTCGGCCCAAAGCTCATGCGGCGTATACCTTCCCTTTCCGCTGCCGTGGTGCTTTGGGCGCTGGCTGGCTCTGCGTTGGCGGCAACAACCGTCAATGCGGTGTCATATGCAACGGCTGACAGTTCCTGCCTTGCGTTAAAAAACACGGGCGCTGGCTTGGCTGCTGCCTCCAGGCTAACTGTTCTTTCATGCTCTGATGATCCGGTCATCGTTGGTTCAACCATACTTGCAAGGCTCGGCACGACGCTAACTGTCCTGGCCTATCCTGTAACCGTTCAAACGTCCGCTGCGCCACTTTCTGCCGCGCCCGTTACGTCGCTGCCACCTTTTCAGGCCGCGTCGACCCTTTGGACAAAAGCACAAACCGACTATGCGGTGGCCTCTGCCCCTGCGGGGACTGCGTCGTCTATCACTGTCACTGATTCCTTTGGCACGGCCACACCTGACCAGTACCAGGCTATGGCGCTTGTTTTCGCTGCAATCCTTGCCGCTGCTGCAATCATATGGGGCGTGAAACAGGTTCTGCGCGTCCTCCGTAACCCGTCAGAGTATTAAATGAAAGCTCCAAATGTTCGATCCTGTTTTGTTGGCTTATGGCTTCGGTTTTGCGTTCTTGCTCTCTTTGCTTTTCAAAAGCTAGGGCGTCCGTCTGTCGGCGCTATTGGCGCATTGCTCATATTTTTTCTGCTGCCGTTCCAGGCAAGCGCTGTCGTAATCCCTGATCGCGTGTCCGTCGCATTTGATCGTATGCTTGCTCGTAATAACGGTGCTGGCATTGCCCAGATTGCCTTCGGCGGTAGTTCTGGCACTCTTGCAACACCCGGACTTAACGCTACGCTTGTTACTGATGGTGGCTTGCCGTTAGTCACCAGGACTGCGGCAATTACAAACCCGGTTGGAAACGTTTTCGACGTAACTGCTAAGGCTCGCATTCCTTCCTCTGCCGTTGCTGTTTTAGTTCGGAAAGCGCTTCCGTTAGTCCCAATACTTGGCATTGGTATTCCTCTTTATGATTTTGCAAAGGAATTGGGTTATATACTCGACAAGGATGGTTCACAGCTCACTGTTACTAAGCAAGTTGTTCCCGTTACTTGGACTGTTTATGGTCAAACTGGCCCAGACGCTGCCGTACTTGTTCAATCTATTCTTGGAACGGCATACGCTCCTTCTACCACCTACACCCGGTGCTACGGCATTTCTGAATATTCGCCGGGCTACTTTTCGCAAACCTGCCAATATACTGATAGTCCCTCGTATTCAGGTGGCAATTCGTTCAGCGTTTACGGTGTGGCATCGGGCACTTCAAGCCAACCGGCCACGCTTCAAGAGCTGGAAAATGCAATAGCCGCTAAGTCATCCTGGCCAACAGATTCTAAAATTTCCCAAGCCATAGCAGATGCCCAGGGTGTCACGGGTGACAAAATACAAACGAGTTCCCCGACCATTACTGGCCCCGCTACCTCACCCGGCACAACCTCAACGGTTGCAAATGCTGATGGCACGACTACCACCACAACGACAAATTACAATCACACTTATCAGGGCGATAACATATCCACAACTAGCGTCACTGTGGTAAACAATTACAACCCTGCAACAAATACCACCACAACGGAAACTAAAACAGAATCACCAGTTGCAAAAGAGGAACAGCCCACCGATTGCGACAAGTACCCGCAGTCGGCAGGCTGTGCTGACTTGGGTACCGCTCCCACTGCCGACACACTGAATAAAACAACGCAAGCGGTCAGCGTTGGTACTGTTTCTTTTGCTTCCGGTGGCTCTTGTCCTGCGCCTTTGACTTTTAGTGTTATCGGTCAATCTTATGGTGTGAGCTATCAGCCTTTGTGCGACCAAATGTTTATCCTTCGTGCGCTGTTCCTGGCTATGGCTGGTGTCCTGGCTGCGTACATCCTCGCTGATTCCTTCAAGGTGTAAACATGTCCTGGGCTACTTTGATAATGTCCCTCGTCGGTCCTATGGCCTTGAGGGTTCTAACTGCACTTGGCATCGGCACCATTACGTTCACGGGTGTGTCCGCTTCGCTCCAGGGCCTTATCGACATTGGTGTTTCTAACTATGCCGGTATGCCTTCTGCTGTCCTGGCTCTGGCTGGCCTTGCTGGAATACCCCAGGCCATTGGTATCATCTGTGGTGCCATGATTGCTCGGGTTGGTATGTGGGCCGCTGTTTCTGCTACTAAGTGGGTAACGGGGGCGACATGATCTACCTGATTACTGGCGTTCCTGGATCGGGCAAAACGCTATACGCTGTTTCCACCTTGGTGCAGCAACTCGCCGCGCAGAAAATCAAGTTGGACGATGGCACCGAAGCCACCAGGCGCGTCTGCATTGATGGCATACCGGATCTCTTAATCCCTCACGAAACGATGGCTCCTCTTAAAGAGGATGCAGCGGGAAACCTGGTCGGTGAAGGTGATTCGCTTGCAAACTGGTTCGATTGGGTTCGGCCTGGTGATGTGGTTGTTGTCGACGAAGTGCAGCGTTATTGGCGCCCTCGTGGAATGGGCACTAAGCCGCCCAACATGATTAAGGCGCTGGAAACGCACCGTCACAAGGGTGTGGATTTCGTACTGATAACGCAAAATCCAATGCTCATCGATCAAAACGTGCGTCGGCTGGTCGGTAGGCATCAGCATGTTCGGCGGTTGTTTGGTATGCAGCGAGCCATCATTTACGATTGGGACGGGTGCAGCGCAAATTTGTCTACAAAGGCAAGCACAGCGTCCAGCTATTTCAGTTACCCGCCAAGCGCTTTTAAGCTCTACAAGTCCAGCGAGCTACACACCAAGCAGAAACAGAAAATCCCTCTATGGGTTGTGGTGCCACTTCTTGCCCTGGCGGGTGGCCTTGCTGTTGCGCCCCAGGCCTATAGCACGATCGTCGGCGTTTCTACTGGCAAGGGCGTTGCTGTTGCTTCTGGGCCTGTTACCCCTGGGGTAGTTGGCAACTCGCTCCCTGCGGCTGCTTCCGTGCCGTCCCTGGCCGCGTCTGCGCCGCTTGCTCCCCTGGTGGCAGAGCTTTCCCAGAATTTCGGCTGTATCGCGGTGCGCAATCGCTGCGGGTGCTTTGACCCGACCGGTGCAAAAGTGGAAGTGCCCCAGGATGTTTGCTTGGCTAACGTTGGAGTGAATGACACACCCAAGGCCGTGATTCTTGACGATAGGCCTGTGGCTGTTCTTGATGCTTCCGAGCTTGATGCCATTGCTTTTAGCTTCAAAGCCTCCGCGCCTTCTACTGATAAACAACTGACATCGCTCACGCAGATACGGTTCTGATGGCGCCTGCGCCATGTGGCGAAGCCTAAACCCTGCCGCCTGATGTGCCTTAAAATGCAGGTGCTGAGGGCTTGCTTTTACTTAACAACTTTATACATCGTATGAAGTAGCTAAGGGTCTCGGCTGCGTGTGCTCCACTTGAAACGATCACCGCGCCAGTCGCTACTAGAGCTTTTCCCAACACTCGGGCAAGCCTTTCACCCTTTGCCGTTCCCGCGTACTGCGCCACTGTGGCACGGGCAAGCCATGCCTCTGCATCCATGCCGATTAGGTCGGCCATCATGGCCACATCACCAGCGGGACAGGTTTTTTTTCCATACCGCCATTGGCTAAGCGTTGACCTGCTGACTTGTAGGTTTTCGGCAAGCCTCGCGTCATTCCCTGCGGCTTTGCTGGCTTTATCGATCAAAGAAAGTAAAAAATCTGGTTGCATGACTGTGTCCTTTTCGGTAACAATACGCCTGTGTCCAAAAAGGACACATAAACCCCCTGTTCTTATGGGGCAAATGTTACCAAAAAGGAACCGTCAATGCCTTACACCTCACAAGCCCAGGTCAACCGAATGACCAACGCCGAATACAAGGCGTTCCAGGCCGCTGCTATTGCTCGCGTAAACGCTGAGTTCGGCATTTCTGATTCTGTCCCACCAGTTGCCAAGAAAAGCGGCGGCGCATTGCTTGACGGTTCTGGCGTCGCTGTGGCGGCTGGTGGGGCACCACTGATGGGTTTTGACCCGCGCTTCTTTGTTCGCGCTTTTGTCGTACTTCATGGGCGTGTCTGTCGTTTCGAAAAGCAATTCATCGATCTGCCACGGGCTGAGAAGTTCAAGTACTGGATGCTCGTTAATACAGATCACCAGGACATTCGGATTGAAAACGAACGCGGTCAGGTGGTGTCGTTTTGACTAATGCAAATTCGGGCTTTCAGTCCATCTCCATCATTTTGAGTTCTGCCGCTGTACGTCGCAAATGGCCTTTCATGGCTGATCGTCGTTCCGTGCGGCGCAGCGTCGGCGCAGCGGCAAGCGCAGCGCGCAGCGGCGACGCTGGCGCAAAACAAAGCATCCCCCATGGTAATCACGGGGATAACCTCCGGAGCGTACAAAAGTGACTACAACCAAGCGTCCCAACTGTACGGTTTACACCCATTCCAAGATTCCGCAGCCTGGGCGTTCAGTTCCTGGCTCCAATCTGGTTTTGGATGGTTCTGAGGTCAAGGTGCGTCTCCTGGCAGAACGTACTGCCACCAAGTCTCCTGTGCATGTGGATTGGGTTCGCTTCACCTGCTTGCTGCGTAACGTCCAGGCTCCCAGCGTTGATGCCCTGTTTCCTCTTGCCACCAGCGTATGGGATGACGACTACCGCAAAGCGGAATTGCAGAAAATCCTGCGCGAAGTGCCTGACTGTGATTTCGTGCCAAGTGCCCAGGCGCTAGACCTTGCCAATGAAGTCTGTTCGGCCTTGGGCGATGGGTTCACGGTTCATAGCGAATTGCGCAAGGGCCACGACTTTTATCGGTTCCGGTGGTCTATCGTCCGCAACTCCGCTGAGGTGGGCTGGGTTGGCTTCCTTGCGTCGGGTGACAGTCCCAGGCAGTCCCAGGCGAAAACCATTCACGCGAACATCTACGGGTCTGCCTGCACTTTTGCTGCTCCTGGTTGGAATGACCGTATAGCGGCGCTCATTGATCGCAATGATGCCAAAGTGACCCGCGTTGACTTGGCGCTTGATTTCTTCGATGGCTTCCCTGGCGGTATGGATCAGATTAAGGCCGAATTTGACCAGGGCCTGACTAACGTTGGCGGTCGTCGGCTCAAGTGCAACATGGTGGGTGATTGGTCGGCTGACTCGCAGGATGGGCGCTCCTTCTACTTTGGTTCTAAAGAAGCTGGAAAGCAGACTAACGCATATGAAAAAGGGCATCAACTTTTCGGCTTCGCTGCCGGCTCGCCTTGGGTTCGAATTGAGCTGCGGTATGGAAACAAATTGCGCGTTCTTTCAGCGGACATGCTCCGGCGCCCTGCTGACTTTTTCGCTGGAGCCTCTGACTGGCATCAGGCCGCATTGCTCAAAGCTGAATGCTCCGCTGTTGCTGAGCCAGTCCGCACAACTTCGAGACTCGTTATAGAGACTGTCCAGGCCGAAGTAACCAGGTCATTGCGTTGGGCACGGAATACGGCTGGCCCTTCTCTCTCCATGCTTGTGCAACACGCGACGGAAGCGCAATTGTTCGAGGTAACGGAAAACAAGCTGCTTCCGGGTCGTATGCGCAAATTCTCGGCGGCTGAAATCAAAGCGGCGTTTGCTGTTGCCTTCTCCTTTTCCGCGGTAGGGGGCTTGTGCCCTTCCCCTGTTTAACCGTCAACACCTGGGCCATAGGAAACCATCATGAAAATGCAACTGCGATGCACCGGCATCAAGGAGTCAAAGGGCGAATTTGAAGGCAAGGCCTTTTCGTCTACCACTTTCCACCTCATCGTCGATGTGGCCGAAAACGGAGCAGGCCGCAGCCTGGGTGCTGTCTCGCGTCCGTTCAAGTTCGGCGACGCTGCCGAGTTTGAAAAGTGGGCACATCTCAAAAACTCCTGGCCTGATGCCGGCGTCCAGTGCGATTGTGATGTTGACCTGGTGGCAGGTGCCGACAACGCTACAAAACTTGTCCTGAAGGGCATTAGGCCCATTGCTGGGGCACCTGCGCCTCGCACGGCGGCGTAATCATGCGCCTCGTTATTCAGTCACTCACTACGGGGCGTTTTCTCTGTCCCGACCTGGATGGCGGGGAGCCTTGTTGGGTGTCATCACTGCGCGATGCTGGCGGCGGCGTCATTCAGGACATTGAACAGGCGCAGCAACTTTTTCAAGACTGTTGCGATTTCGATGATGGCGCTGTCCTTGTTGATCTTGACCGCTTGGGCACTGTTAACGACTACACATAAAAAAGCGTTTTTCAAGCATTGCGCGCAGTGCTTGAGGCCTCGCTTTTGGGGTATTACTGGAAATTTTCATTCATGAAAAAAATCGTTTTGGGTTCTGGCCTGTTGGCCCTGGTTGGTTCTTCTTTCGCTGCTATCGATGTGACCGCTGCTACCGCTGGCGTGGCCGACGCTCAGACCGCTGTGCTGGCTGTTCTGGCTGTGATGATCACCATGGCCGCTGCCATCTTCGGCGTGAAAAAGGTTCTGCGCCTCCTGGGCCGCTAAACCGTTCGGCCCAAAGCTCATGCGGCGTTTATCTTCCCTTCTCGCTGCCGTGGTGCTTTGGGCGCTGGCTGGCTCTGCGTTGGCGGCCACAACCGTCAATGCGGTGTCATATGCAACGGCTGATAGTTCGTGCCTTGCGTTAAAAAACACTGGCGCTGGCCTTGCCGCTGCGTCCAGGCTAACAGTGCTGTCCTGCTCTGATGATCCGGTCATTGTTGGCTCAACCATACTCGCAAGACTCGGCACGACGCTAACTGTCCTGGCTTATCCTGTAACCGTTCAAACGTCCGCTGCGCCACTTTCTGCCGCGCCCGTTACGTCGTTGCCACCTTTCCAGGCCGCTTCGACACTTTGGACAAAAGCACAAACCGACTATGCGGTTGCCTCTGCCCCTGCGGGTACTGCTTCATCGATCACTGTCACTGATTCCTTTGGCACGGCCACACCTGACCAGTACCAGGCTATGGCGCTTGTTTTCGCGGCCATCCTTGCGGCGGCTGCAATCATATGGGGCGTGAAACAGGTTCTGCGCGTCCTCCGTAACCCCTCGGAATACTAAATGAAGGCTTCTCATGTTCGACCCTGTTTTGCTGGCTTATGGCTTCGGCTTTGCGTTCTTGCTCTCTTTGCTTTTCAGAAGCTAGTGCGTCCGTCTGTCGGCGCTATTGGCGCATTGCTCATATTTTTTCTGCTGCCGTTCCAGGCAAGCGCTGTCGTAATCCCTGATCGCGTGTCCGTCGCATTT